AATACTAGACCATATAGTACCATCATAAGTCTTGGTACGGTTCTCCAGTTTGATAAGAATTGTGGTAGTTCTTCTTTTAAAAACCACCATAACCATTTAATTTTGTCAACAACAGATTTTTTTGCTTCTTCTATCATCTTTTATACTTCTCTCTCCAGTAATTTTTTCTTTTTAATAGTCTAATTTCATATTCTAACGTGTCAATACCTAATATTTTTTTAATAAAGTTTATCATTTCATTCGTTCTCTTTGTTTTTCTTTTTCCTCTTTGATATGATTAATCAAAAGGTTCACATATATTTCCCTTTCCCACGGCAACATATCATTTAATTCTGTTAAAGAATATTTATGATGTTGCATTAGAGCAAAATTCACTTGATAGTGATTTTCAAGTGTGTCGTGTGAAAGGGCTATCCGAAAAAATCAGATAGACCATTCAATGTAATTTCGCTCTTCACCTTGGTCTTCGGGTTTTCAACTTCAACAACGTGTTTCAATTGAGGCATAGTTTCATAAAATTTTTGAATATCCTTAAATGCTTTACTAGGAATACTCTCAACAAATGCAGCCATTTCCTCTTTTGAATAGTCAGACGCCAAATGTACACTCTCACCCTCTTGGATTTGATAAATGCCTTTTGTTATCACATCAAATAAAGTTTTACTATCTGCACCTTTAGAATAGTTTTTTGTAGGGTCGATAGAATTGATTGTAGGATATTTCATCAATAAACCTATTTTCTTTTCTTCATCAATTACAATTTTATTCGTATGTGAATCATCAACTTGTACTTCAACTTTAGTTAAATCAACTTCGGTTTCTGCATAAGTTTCCTTATCGTCTGGACACAAAACTTTTAATTTTGCTACTTCACCAACTGATTTAGACCTAATCTGTAAAAATACATATTCTAAATCAAAGGTTGGCAAATCATCAACATTTAATTGACCAAATGTACAAGTTTTACAAATGTCTTTTAATGCCTGTACAATCTCTTTTTGTTTTTGCGACTCAAGAGCTTGTAATAAAATCTTTTCCTCTTTTACTATAAAGGGTCTGTATTTTACCACAACGTCTGTTGATGGTAACGTCAACTCATAACTCGCTGTTTGTAATATAGGCAATGCCATAATATTATCTCCTTGTTATTATAAAAATGGTGGAAATACTCTTCCACCGGTAACTCTACCAATTGGTAGATTTCTTCTAGTCGTTTGTATGATATCTCTGCCTGCTCTTCTAATTTCAGGAGGCAGTTTACTTAATAATCCACCAAACAAACCAAAATCTTTTCCTGCTTTTATCTCTGGTACATCACCAAAAGCGGCACCGACCGTAGCGCCTTCTACTTGGTCTATTGTCAAATTAATCCATCTTCTAAAGTTTAAGGTTACAGGCAAATTCACTAATTGGTCGTTTTGGCTGTAATCATATGTCAATGCACCTATTGTTTGAGGATAAACTTCATATAGTCTTACTGCATAGGTAACTCTATCTTTATCTTGTTGACTCTCAAATTGGCCTAATTGCATAATGTCTATCGAACCAACATAATCATCATAGTAATTCATATTGTGAGTTTGATAGTTAAATATTTTTTTCTGCCAAGTTTCCCAAAATTGTCTTTGTCTTAAAAACTTATCACCATAAAAAGTTGCCTCTATTGTACCACTAAAACTATATGCATAAGGCATTTCTCTTTTTGGTCCATACATAATATGGCTTGTTGTGTTTATATCTCTACTTGGCATATCAATTTTATTACACATCATACCAATGTTTCTAACCATAGTTAGAGATTCTAAATCATTTTTAGTACCTGCACTACCACCACCAAATTCACTTGCTAACACCTGTGATTCAGTTAGTATTCTTTGTGGAGGATTTACCATAATTAAAAATCTATTTGGTCTTGCTACGCCTTCACCTTGGTTTACTTCAGCAATAAATCTGTTAATAGTAGATTCAGGATTACCACCTGGTTTTCTTCTTAATCGTTCATCACCATTTATGTTATCAAGCGACCTATCTCTAGGTATACCAACTCTGATATCGTAATTACCAATTCTTCTTCCACCACGTAAAATTGCCATTAGATTTTTCTCCTACTATCAGCAAATACTTTTCCAAGACTTGCCTTTTTAAATTGAGCTACAGGTAAATAAATTGCTATTGCCATTTCATCTACATCAACTCTTAAAAAATTACTCTGTACTTGTCGCCAAAGGTATTTTTTAATGGCTGGTTTTATAAGACCAATACTTTTTACAGCATTATAGGTAACTTGTAATCTAGTCGAGCTATCAAATTTACTATTACTAGCAAATTGCTGTAATTGGTCTAATAATTTATATCTCAAACCATATGGTAAATAGTGAAAATTTAAACCTACAAAACCACCTCTAAATGTATCTATTGGCATTACTAGTGGAAATATGTCATAAAAGGGTAGTTTTTGTGCTGTTTTTGGGTCATAGAAAAACATACACATTCTACCAGCACTTGGTCTACCTAATAACTTACCACTTCTCATCAATTTATTAGATGTTGCTTTATCAGCAATCAAAGAGGCTGCATTACGATACCAAGACGCCGATTTAAGTTGTTTGTCTTGTAAATCAACTAGTGGATTAAATATATTTACCATACCACTATTTATAAGAAAACCCTTAGCGATTTCTCGCTAAGGGTTAAGCATTCGTGATTGTGAGAGAGAAAGATTAATCTTCGTCTGCTAATTTACTAAAGTACGATAAAGTATCGTCATCACTAACAGACTCGGACTTACCATCACTTGTACTTGGTACGGAAGTTGTGGTAGTTTGTGGTGGGAGGTCTACATTCTCCACGGTTTCCGTATTTCGTTGTCCCATAATTACCCTATTCAGTTTCTCTTTGAGTTCATCATAGGTCTTAAAATTACTAGGGTCAACAAAAGGGTTTAGAGGATATTGTTTAGACCAAATAGCCTTGATATCTTCATCAGACTCTTTGATATTTGATACACCCTCAAATTCAGACTTGTCGTAGTTCCAATAACCATCTACTTTTCTGATTTTTAGTTTAAAGTTTGCACCTTTCCAAAAATCAAATGGGTTAATTGGCGTTTCATCATCAAACGCTGGCTGCATTGCTTCTGTAATCTTATCAAAAATCTTTTTACCAAATTTAAATAAGAAAACTTTGCCTTCGTTTTCAGGATGTTTAGGGTCTGATACAACAAAGATGTTTGAGTAGTATGATAATTTTCTTTTTCTCTTACGAGCAATTTCCTTATCACTATCAACACCTGTGTTCCATAATCTTGTATTCTCTTCAGACACCGGGTCTTTTTGATTTAGTGTCGTTAAAGAATTTTCAATATACCAACCGCCTTTATCTTGGAATGCGTGAGACCAAACTCTTTGCCAAGGCATTTCTTCGCCTGTACTTGCTGGCAAAAATCTAATTACAGCATAACCATTACCAGTTTTATCTAGTTCAGGTTTCCAGATTCTATCGTCTTGATATTTGTTTTTAGAATTACCAGAGGTTTCTGGTTTTTCGCTTGATTGCTCTAGTGCTTTTGTTATCTTATCAAAAGAGCTTTGACTTTGTTTTAATGATTCAAAATCCATATTATATTCTCCTTGTATTTAATATGTTCGTTGTATTTGTGTAGGCTATATTATCGCCTTCATAGTTATTTATAATAGTTTTACTTAGCATTTCGTAAATAATCTACCATATTCTTTGGTGTTGTTTCAAAGTATGGGTCATCATCAATGCCTTCATTATTGATACCTGGTTCTTGAAACCATTTCTCAATCGTGCCGTCATTAATAACTGCCATATATCTCCAACTCCTATTACCGAAACCTAAATGGTTTTTACCAATTAGCATTCCCATAAATCTTGTAAAGTTACCAGAACCATCAGGTATCATCTTGACACTCTGTATTTTCATATGCTCTGCCCAAGCATTCATTACATAAGAATCATTTACTGATACACAATAAACTTCATCTATACCTAA